TAAAGAATTGCGTATTACTTCCTCTGAAAAAGGCAAATGTCTAACCAACATTGAAGCACATGGTGAAGCAAAATCATAAGCAAAAGTATAAGCAAAATCTAAGCAAAAATACTTATCTTTTATCTTCATACTTCCATATGTATCACTTTTATGCAAGACACACATCACAAAAATATATACTCCGACACTCTCTGCACTGCACTCTCGGAGCTTCTCGTCAGACATAAAATCCTGAACATACAGCGATAAATATGGCTTATCCTTTCTTGCCATCTCATTCCTCCTTAATTTGTAATACCGATTTCAATTTCTTCATGTTTTCTTCATTAGGTTTTCCAACTTCCAACTCCCATAGACGATAAGCAGCGAGGCTAACGCCTACTGCCCTTGCAACATCTGTCTGTTTTAATCCTAATTCGATTCGCTTGTTTTTAATGTTCATTTTACTCCTCCATTCCTATTTGTGTATTTTCCTGCTTTTCAATTACATCTAATATTGATACCTGCTTCTTTGCAGTTTCCAGTCTATCTAAACTTTTCTCATAATATTCTTTGTCTAATTCAAAACCGACATATTGGAATCCTAAATTATGACAGGCAATCAGGCTTGAAGCAGAACCTACATGAGTATCGAGTATCTTGTCGCCTTGCTTGGCATAGTTGTATAATAGCCATTCATATAAGGCAACGGGTTTTTGAGTGGGGTGGATTTTACCGCCGTTGTTATTGCTTGACAACTTTTTAATTCTCGTCGGTTTTTTAAATGATGTCCACGCAAGCTCTGCATCGGCAAAACTTATTCCCTCGCCAATCATCTTGTCCCAAATCAAGAAGCATTTAGTGTTACCTAGATACTCCAAAAAGTAATTACCGCCCCATATAATCTGATTTTGCGACACTCTGAATAACTCTTTGAAATACTCTGTGCTTGGGGTTGCGTTATCCCATCCCTTAGTTTTGAATTGTTTAAAATACGTTCCACTCGTCTCGATACTTACACCATACGGAGGATCTACTATGGCAAGTTCAAAGTACTTGTCGGGAAACTCTTTCATGCCCTCCATGCAGTCCATATTGTAATAACCGAAATCTAACATATTTACTCCTTAACTTTTGATATTATTAATTCTACTACTACTTATTAATAATGTCAACACTTTTCTTAATGCTGACATCAAATCTTTATCCTCATACTCTGTACTTCTTTAAATACCCTCTGATAAGCCTCACAGCCTTAATCAAGCCTACATAATGGCAAAATGGCATACTATCATTACCTTTAGAGAAAACGGCTAAATTTTGATTTAAATGGCTTCTATGGACTACGAAATCAGGAGACTTTATATCAGGGAAGTAGAGGGATTCGTTAACCCCTCTGCCTACCGACTGGTATTTTCCCTTGAAGATAAGTTTTACCGTTTCCAATCTTATTGATTTATCGTGCTTCATTGCTCTGCCTCCCAATTCCATAGTCTTTGTGCTCCTTTCGCTGGTATTGGTTTGTCCATGAGCTTTATATTTGTTAGCTCCCATGCGTATCGACCTGGTGTCCAATCTCCAAACAATAATTCTTTTTCTGTTGGTACGATGTACCGTCCGAAGTCTGGGTGCTTCCTCGGGACGTCCAGCTCTGCTCCGATCGGGATGTGTTTCGCGATGTCTACGTTCGTGCCCGGGTGGTAAACGATGCGCCAACAATTCACCAGCTCCGCTGTGGCGATAATGCTGCCGGTTGGAAGCAAGCACCATGTTGATCCGCATCCAGCTCTTTCTAATTCTTCGCTTGCCGCTTCATCGAAGGCCTCCAATCCCAGAAGCGGCATTTTGCATGGGTCTTTCTTGGCTGCGTGTATGGCTATCGGTCCTCTGTACTTTGTCTCCCAGCTGCGGGTTTCGTATTGCTTCGCGCCTATGGCGAGCAGGCTTGCCCACGGCTGCCAGATTGTTATTGCTTTCATTTAGCTACCTCCTGACAATCCGTGCAAAAATCGCACCACTCTCCGTCTATCTTCCTGCTTTTCCATCCGGCCGTTTTCTTGGCGTCTACTGCGTCGTAGAAGTCGTGTTCCTCTTTGAGTTCTGTGCCGCAAACGTCGCAGGTCGGGGTGTATTTATTCTTGCTTTGCACTATGCTCATGGCCTTCCTCCTTTTTCTTTGCCTCGTCCATCTTCTGTATTTCGCATTTGTTTCTGGGCGGTCTGTCGCACCATCCGTCCACTCCCCACATGCAGTCCCTGGTGTACTCGCAGTCTCCTCCGCGCTTTGGATATTGTTTCATCTCAGCTTCACCTCGACATCGTATGTTCCGTCGCTGTAGCAGATTATCGCGTCGCCTTTGTTTGCGATTTTTCGTCCGCTGTCCGTTGGGACGGAAAGCTGTTGTAATTCCATATCAATCCATATCTCCGATCCGAGTGCTTTTTGTAGTTTATCGCTTGGCATTGATGGGTGGTGTGCGCTTCCGCCGATTAAAAACCTTTCAACGATTGCTTTACTCATCGCTCTACCTCCTTAAATGCTTCTATGAAATCCCTTTCGGAGTTGTACACAATCCTCGTCTGATTATTCAATTGTGCTTTTTTGAGTTGCTTATAAAGCAATTTCATCTGCTTTTTTAAGGATATTGCCTTTCTTTTAAACCATTCGTCAAATTCTTCTGCATTCGCAATCTTCACTCCTTTGGTTGTACTTATGACTATCTTTTGGATTACATCGGAATTCTTAATTGCCCTGATGTCGTTGGTGATGTGCATTCTAGCCATAGTGTCGTGGAACGGAGTTTCATCTGTTCCATAGAGGTCGGGCAGCGAGGAGCTTATAAGCTCCTGCTTTACCCAGTCTTCCTGTGATTTCAAAAACTCATAGAGTTTCCATTGTCTTGGTGTCAATTCGCTCATTTAATCCCTCCTCGTTAGAACGGCAATACTTCGGTGTCTGCCATGTCTACATGATTAAACCCTTCTGTATCACTCGCATCTGCTTTCTTGCCGTCTGCGAAATACGCCTGCTCTATCACTATGTCGGTGGCATATTTCTTGTTTCCGCTTTCGTCAATCCATGACCTGTTTTCCAGTTTGCCTGAAATGACTACCTGCTGACCTTTCTTGAAATACTTGCATACGAAATCGCCTAATTTCCCCCATGCCGTGACATTGAAGAAGTCAGCCGTTACCTGTGCGTCTTTAGGTGCGAATCTTCTCGGTACTGCGATTGTGAATGAAGCCACATTCTTGCCTGTAGTGGTGCTTCTCATTTCAGGGTCTTTGACTAATCTTCCTAACATGTTTACTTGGTTTAACATTTTATTTGTCCTTTCTTGCTTCTTCTTCTACTACATCTAATACGCATTGAACCGTATCGTCAAGTTCAATTACATCTTCTTCTATCGGTTCGCTGTCTTTGTTGAGGTTCTCATAAATCACTTTCAGATTGTCCTCTGTGAGTTTAGAAGTCGTGTCAACTCCGAACTGCATGACCTGCGCTTTAAGCCATTCCGTTCCTTCCTTTTCGCCGAATTTGTTTTTGACCTTAGCAAATAGTTTCTTCCTGTCGGCTTCGCTTATAAACACGCTTACTTTCGCCATTACCTTCTCGCCGATTTTTACAGGTGCGAAATCTTCTTCCTTAGCTTCTTTAGGTGCGAGTTCTTCTGCTGTGTAAAGACCGTTCATCTCTTTAGGGAAAGCATCCCTTAAAGCCTGCGATACGGCTACCTTGCATATCATCATTGCAGGCTTAGTCCTCCACATTGCGTTTTCCTGTCTGTATTCGCTGAACTCTACTTCCTTGTATGAGGTAACTGGATAATTGTTTTTTAAATACGAAACCTTGCACCAACCACCCAAAAGCCTTTCCTGAGGATAAAGACATGCTCCGTCTTTCTTAACTATATCGTTTCCCCTCTGCACCACTATGCCTTCTTCCTTGCCTAAATAATTAGGGTTTTCCTCTGCTCTTCTTTTGTAGGTGTTATATCCTACTACGGTCTGTGCAGGAACGTCCTCTTTATACTTTATCAGGAATACTTCTCCTGTAACGAACGGATCTAATTTCTGCCTTTTGCAAAGTTCCAAAAACAGCATCACTTCCGAATCGGTTATTTTAGCATTTCCTTTCGTGAGGTGGTTTTTTACTATGTTGGTATCAAGTTGGACTAATCCGTAAGGCGATTCGTACTCAACATAGTTTACGTCTTTTACTGCTACTTCGTTTTTCATCTCGTGCCTCCTTTTATTATAACTGTCTCATTGATTGAGATTCCTTCAATCCTTATTTTGCCCTCTGTGGCTTTTACTAATTTCTTTATAGCCGCAAGGTCTACTGGTCTTACACAAGCTCCCATGATGTATGCAGGTACTTTAGCCTCGTCAGTTATGGTAAGTTCCCAGTCTTTCTGTGTTCCTACTCCCTTGACTTTAGGTTTTTCAACTTCCACTTTTGTAAACATAGCCATTTCCTCTGCATCGACAGCCTGTTGGAAAGCCATATCGCTCTCTTCGGTCTTGCCCTCTTTTTCAAGTTTCTCGGCTTCTGCCAATGCCCTGCGCTTCTCTTCCTCTATCTGCTTCCTCAATAATGCTTCGGCTTCCCTCTTCTTGCGTTCCTGCTCCATGAAATAATTAGACATCTCTGATTTCAGGTTTCTTTCAATCTCTTCTAAAGGCTTCAAGGTTTCCCTTTCCTTTGATGTGATAGCCTTATGGGCTTTGTTAGCCGCTTCCTTTAAAGGTGCGAAATACTCTTTCACCATCTTCTGTTTGGTCTTGATTTCCGTAAGCACATTCCCAGCAATCTGATATGAGGCGTCGTCTACCACCTTTAACTGGCTCGCTTCTGCCTTTACCGCTGCTATCTCGTTGGCATAGACATTCTCTTCAACTTCCACTTGCATCAACTTCTCTTCCATTTAATCCTCCTATAATTCCTTTCTATATTTGTAAATCTTATAACACGCATCGAATACTGATTTCGCTTTAGTGTCATATTTGTCGTACCTGTGTTCCTTGTACCCCTTGTCAGACAGCCCTAAAGCCACTTTAAAGGCTATTTCAGGCATTTTGTTGGCTGACCACATATCTGTGTATGCCTGCAACTGTACTGCGTGCAATTTAGGCTGTAAATCGCCTGTCTTGTTGTCTATCAGCACGAACTCGCCTTTGGGGTTCCTTACTATTATGTCAATCTTCCCTGCGTAACCGTACACTGGGTGCCACAGCATTACCTCGCTCGCGACCACTTCATATTGATGTTCATCAATGTATCGTATAAAGTTATCAAGGTATGGTTTGTATTCTTCTGATATGTCTATCATTCCGAACTCGCAGTAATCGTCAATGGCTCTGTGTATTTCCTTGCCTTTTGACTTTCCGTTGTCGGAAGCGTCAGAATCGGCTTTGCCGTAAACCTGCTCATATAAAGGTTGCATAATCTGCGTTACTGACGGAAGCACTATTCCGTTCTTGGAATATATGTGTTCGCTTTCCTGAAACTCTATTCCTTCTTTAAGCCTGTCTATGCGCTCTTTCAAGTCTTTCATTTAATCCTCTTTCGGTTTCTGTGAAACGGTAATGCCGACAAACCTGTTTCGCAGATTCCATTCCTTTCTTGATTGTTGGAGACTATTTATAGAATTCAAGGCACATAGTCGGTTTTTATATTGCATATTAGTGCCTATTGCATTCATACTAATTTATCATTCGTGAATGTCAGTATTAGAGCCATCGGCAATCCAAAGAACCAGACTATCGGAACTAAAGCGATTGCGTATTCCAATACTATGTGCATTAATACTACTGCCAGTAAAGCCATTAATTTATTCCCTAACAAATCCTCGTGATATAGCCACTTCATAATAGTCCTCCTGCTTTCATTAATTCGAATGCCGTATCTCTCGCATACATTCTGAATGGTATCAGATTATACTTGGTGTCTTTATTCAATTTCGCTTTGCACATCTCACAGCCTTTTATCACTCCATCTCCGACTACGATTAACTTAATCCAATGAGAACCGCAGTTCGGGCAACGGTATGTGTCGGCAATCTTCATCTCGCTTCTCGCTAATTCATATCCTAATTCTCTCTTGGTCATAACACATCCTCTACATCTTCCGTGCATTTCAGACAACTTTCGCACACTGTAACGCCATTTCTGTATTCATAATCCTCAAACTCGTCTATCCTTGCACCGCATATATCGCAGTACATCTCAAAGACTGCCTCAGGACATCTCGGGTGATGACCTTTACTCCAACCGCAATACTGGCAAGGCATTTCAATTACCCCCTTTCAGCCTGATAACCTCTGATTCAGGCACTTCCCAATCTCTGCCGATTTTTACGGCTTTGATTTTCCCTGCATAAATCCATCTTTTAATGGTTATGTAACTTCTGTTTAACGCTTTCGCTGCTTGTGACGCTTTCATATTACCTTCCTTTCCGTAACATAGTGTATCATAGCGATACAACAGTGTCAACATATTTTTTAATTATTTTTTCTTTCGTGTCAAGTTTCTCGTAAATAAAGCTCCTTAACACTTTGCTTATGTCTTTTTCGCCTAAGATGTTCTCGCAGTAATCCATAAACTCTTCCTTTTTTTCAGGCTCAATCCTGACATTTATCCTCGTGCTTTTCTTAGCCATATCAATTCGCTCCTTTCTATTTCATATTATATCATATAACACGCAAAAGAAAAACACCCTTTCGGGTGCTTCTCTCGAATTAAATGAGGATGTAAAAGAATTGGTAGTTAAAGATTATCATTATGTAAGGAATATTACAACCCCCTTTCGCAAAAAACAAGGGCTGTGTTGCCCTTGTGCTTAAAAGTTGTGTTATTTAGGAGGGTTATAACACAATCTCTTTAAGTGATTGGATTTCGTGCTTTCCTTTTTTATCGAAATAATAAAGGTGGTCTTTCTGACATACTGCGAAATGCATGTAACCTGTACTTGATCCGTCATATTTCGGCAGGTAAACCCCGATTTCGCATTTCCAGTTCCTTGCTCGTGCAAGTTGCAACATTGTATAAGCGCAATGAAGAGGGTGTACCTGATTGCCCTGATAGTACCATTTGGAGTCGTGAGCTTGTCCGTATAAGTGATAACTTGTCGGCGAACCACCTATATCATGATTGTATTTCTCGCCCCTGTACCACGACAATCCGTTGGTGGTGACTATCATACAGCCTGTTGATGTCCTCGCTTCCTGCGTGATTTCCAACAGTTGGGGGCAGAATATCAGCTTGTTTGTAGTTGGGTCGACCATTTCGGCCAAAGTGAAATTGTCGCTCATTTTAGCGGTCAACGGCATTCTTATGTCGCACTCTATAATCCTATCTAATAGGTTAATTTGGATTATTCTTCCCTCTGTAATATCAGCCATTCGTCAACTCCTCCAATAAAATTTGCTGTCTTAAAATTAAAATCATATCCAATAGATGTTGCATATCTTCGCTTATTTCTTTCGGTAAATCGTAAACCTTATCCATTGAGATTATTCAACCTTTCATCAATCATCTTCTTGATGCTTTCCAGAAACACTTTCTCGCCTGTATTAGTTTCTACGATAGCAGGTTTTTCAGTTTCTGTTACATTTTGTACCACTTCTTTAGGATAAACCCTTTTCTTCGTGGCTTTTTCCCAAACAGCATAGCCGTCTTTCTCTGCATTTTTTCTTGCGATATCAGGGTCGTTGTTCTGCACCTTGATTTTGCCGTCTTTGTCGACCTGTGCGTATTTAGTCCATATCCAGTTCCAATTAGGCTCTTTCCATTCCATTGCTTCCCTCCTTGCTCGTATCACGATATAATTATGACACCACCTGTCCTCTGACGGATTATTCGCTACATTATTATTTTTTGACAATCTCGTAGAACCGCCGCCGTCTAAGTTTATGGCATCTGTCATTCCTAATTTCTTACATAGGTCGTACTCGTCATCAAAGGAATACCCTGTATCTATTGCGACAAGGAAGTAGTTATCGTTATCATACCCTAATATAGACCGCCTGTGCCAACCGCCATGATTAGCGTCTCCCTCGCCTTTATTGGCATAAACCCCATTCTTAATCAAGGTCGGAAGTCCTGACATGAAGTCTCTGAAAACTTCATCTTTATGACCTGTCCTTAGGTTTCCGTCTTTGTCAATCCCCATTCCGTTGTATAAAGAATCCTCGCTGTAGACCGCATAATCAGACTTGTAGCAATAGCAAGGCTTCTTAGTACCGAAATCAAATACTCCGCCATTCAGAAGATAGATGTCCTCGTTCTCGTTCTTAGGCAGTCTGTCATAGAACGCGCCCATACTAAGCAAAGAACCATAAGTCTGAAACCTTATGCTTGAATCTTTCTTAGGTATCTTTGCATAGTGAATGTTTCCGTCTGTGTAAATCATTTTGTGCCTTTGAGTTCTGGCAATCCTGCCACACTTGTAAGAAGTGAAAGCAATCCTGCCAATGCAGACGCACTCACAACCATAATCCAATTAACTTCGCTTATGACTGCTGATGTTCCAATAGTGGCAATCGCTGTCTGTGCCACTGTTTTCAACGCCCTTATTCCTGCTGCCTTAATCCAAGTTTTGAAATTTTTCATTTTGTTCCCCTTTCTTCTGCTTATAGCAGATTAACAATATACCCTATTATTGCCCCTATAATAGCACCTATCAGGCTTCCAATTGCACCCAATTTAAGTTTCTCACTTCGCCTTATTGGTGCATGTTCGATTGTTTCAATGCGTTCTGCAAGGTTCTCAATTCGCTTATCCATCTTGACTATGGTCTTTTCTATTATTTCCAGTCTTGTAGATAACCTATCAATCGATATGACTAATCCGTTTATCTGTTTAGACAAATCATTAATACATATGACTCTTCCTTCGAGTACCATTATTTTCTCTTCTAATTTGGTAAACCTCTCAGCACATTTTACCTTAAGTTCATTTATTTCTGCCATAAATCGCCCCTTATTAAACTGCCATACTGGCTATTATTGCCCTAAGTTCATATCTCCACTAACTCATTATTTTCCAAATCCAAATCCCTGACTTCCACTCCATAATAGGTATTACCGTCTTGTTCTACTGGCGGCAACTGCACTACATATTGTGTTTCCTGATTAAATTCTGGTATTTCTGCATATATCTTCATTTTAATTCCTTTCTAAATCCCTATATATTCACGGGAGAGGCTTCTCCCGTACCCTCTCAAAGAGCTTTTTTAAGAAGACGACCGCCGAGGCC